CGAAATCGCAAAGAGCGCGGCGCGGCGAGCGAGGCCCCCGGAGCGGGGCGCGAGGAGCCCGGAGGGGCGCTCCGGGCGCGATTCTCTAGGGGGGGAGGGCTAAGAAGGAAGTACCTGGTCTATTTTGTGAGGCACCTAGCACGAACTTCCATATATTGCAACATCCTAGCCCTTGGAATCTTTGCCGCTTAGAACTAGAATCCAAATGTCTAGGAACCGAGCCGCAAAAATTTTTTTGGTATAGCAGGAGGCATTTTGCCTAAAGGATCCACAACCACATACGAGCCTGGCGACGAGCCCAACCGTTGCTGCGCGAAGAGCAAGAGTACGGGCAAGCGTTGCGGTAGAACTGTAGTTCCAGGCCGCAGAGTGTGCAGGTATCACGGTGGCTTGGGTGGTGGCCCGGTGAAGCACGGTCGTTACGCGAAGGGCTTGGGGCGTTTTAGGGATGCGTACCAGTCTGCGTTGAATGATCCGTCGCTCCTGGACTTGCGCGAGACGATTGCGCTTTTGGACATCACGGTGCAGAAGGCGGTAGAGCGTGCATCGGACTGTGACTCGCCGAACTTCAGGGCAATGGCCCTTGAGCTTTACGAGAAGGCTATGCGGAACTTAGGCGAAGAGGAGGGGCAACAGGCTTTGAATGAGCTAGGCGATTTGCTACAGAGGGGCATCGCCGAGGACGGAGCCTTGGATGAGCTAGCGAAAGCTGCGGAGCGATTAGGGAGGAGACAGGAGAAGGCTTGGCAGATCAAACTGGATGCGGCTACGGCCATCAATGCGCGGGACCTTGTTGCGGTAATGGCTCGTTGGGCCGATATAGTCTTAGACGAGTGCGATAAGGATGCAGCGGGAAGGATCATACGACGGGTTGACGCAGAGGTCCTGGGCACAGGTGCGACAGCAGTTGGACTCCAGGTTGGGGACGCAGGCTGAAGCGCCGTTTGGTGAGTACGTTAATGACCCGGTAGGTTTTGCGAGGGATGTCCTGGGGTTTGACCCTTGGGAGAAACAACAGGCGATTGGCCGTGCGCTGGTAGAGAAGCAGCGTGTCACGGCTGTTAGCTGCAACGGCGCGGGTAAGACGACTTGGGCTGCGAGGTTGCTGCTGTGGTTCATAATGACGCGGAGGGATGCCATCGTGGTGACGACTGCCCCGACGTGGCACCAGGTGGGATTACTTTGGCGCGAGGTGCGTACAGCGTTTGGTGATGCAAAGTTTTCTTTGCGCGGCGACCTAATGACTACGCGCCTGGATATTGGGCCTACCTGGTTTGCCCAAGGGCTAAGTACGGACAAGGAAGAGCGCTTCCAGGGTTTCCACTCCAAGGGGTCGGAGCCGGGAGGGCCTGGCGGCTTGATGGTTATTGTCGATGAGGCGTCTGGTGTTGAAGACCACATCTTTGACGCTATGCGGGGGTACTTGACGAGCCCTAACTGCTATGTGCTTCTGATCGGGAACGGAAACAAGTCGGATGGCGCGTTTTATGAGTCCCACCAGCGGGGCAAGTGGGAGAAGTTTCAGATTGCGGCGCATGACGTGCCAGCAAACATCATTTCTCGAGAATGGATCGAGGAGCAGGAGACGTTCTACGGAACGGACTCGCCGCAGTATTACGTTCGCGTGCTTGGTAAGTTCCCGCCGAGGGGGGGCGACTACCAGTTGGTGCCCGAGTGGCTCTTGGAGCAGGCTGCGGAAAACCCGCCGCAAGAGGAGAAGGGTCGGCACCTCGGGCTTGACGTGGCCCGAAGCGGCGACGACATGACGGTTGCGGTCATCACGGGGGACGGCGTGGTGGAGTTGGTGAAGACCTGGAGGTCGGATGACCTAATGGACACAGCCAAAAGAGCGATGAAGTTGGCAAAGGAGTGGAATGTTGAGGGCAAGAACATCCACGTCGATGTCGATGGATTAGGTGCAGGCGTTGTGGATCGCATGAGAGAGGCCAACGTCGCGTGTGACCCGGTGGATTTCGGTGGTAAGCCAATCGGGGATTGGAATTGGCTCATCGGGACGGACATGAAAATCCTGAACCGCAGAGCCGAGATCCACTGGGTCGCCCGTATGGGTTTGATGAACGGTCAGTTCTCAATCCCTAGAGATCATCGCAAGACCCTTTGGAGGCAACTGGGTTGGACAAACTATGAGTACAACGAACGCGGATTCCTTAAGATGGAGTCCAAAGACAAGATCAGGGCAAGGTATGGTGCCAGTCCTGACCACGCGGACGCTTGGTTGCTAACCTTGAGCCGACAAAACGCTTATAAACGACTTTTCTTCATCTAATGGGCAAGAGAAAGGCCAAAGACAAGAGTTCCATGCGTAATACGCCGGAAAACAAGATGCGCCGCATTGACGCGGACCTTGTTCGCTGCGAGAGCGCTGTGTTCTCCATCGAGTCTGCGATTTCGATGGGTGAGTGCTCGGAAGAGCAGAAAGACAAGCTGCAAGCGCGTCTTGTCGGGCTGAAGAGCCACATAGAGGGTCTTAAGACGGCTCGAACTGCTTGGAAGAGTGGGGGGCCTAGAGCCCGACGCTGATGTCGAGTGGATGCGAGTGCCCGTTTTGCTCTAGTGTGCAGACGAAGGTAGTCGATTCACGAGCGGACACAGAGCGTGGGGCCGTCCGTCGTCGTCGAGAGTGCGAGAAATGCGGAGAGCGCTGGACGACCTACGAGATTGAAGGAGATCGCCTAGCGCTCTATGAGGACGCTTTGAAGCGCGAACGCTAGTTTGTCTTGCGCTTTTTCCAGTGAACCCAGGGGTCATTGCCGCCCCAGCCCATAGATTTGCCTTGCTGCTCCCATAAATGGGCCATTGCGCGGACTTCTACGTCTGAAAGAGTCTGCTTCTTGCTTTCTTTCGGCTTCAATCGGCTTCTGGCTTCTTTTAGGTAGGGCCTCATCCAGAGATAGGCCAAAAACGTCACGATTGACGCTAAAGACACTACGCCGGAGAAAAATCCGAAGAAAAACGTGTTCCAGTCCATTTAATGCACTCCTTGGTCCTTCCGACGCGCATATTCAGCTATCAGGGCCGCGTCGGCGATGCCCCAGTCTGCTTTGACCCCGATGGGGATGTGTGGAAACAGAGATTTTGCGGCGCGTACAGCGCTCGCTTTGATTTGAGGCCCTCGGGGTAGGCCAGCCAGCATTCGGCTCTGCCATCCCTGAGGGGTAATTTCCATATATGGGATGTACAGCCCGGACAGAAGCCCGAGCCACAAGCCGTAGCCCACTCCAAAGTTGAACGCGCCTACGCGCCCATCTCTGGGAAGGGTGCCGACTTTCTCAATTCCGGCAAGGGGCTCGCCGTCTTCTCGCGCTGCTCGCATCAAAACTTCGCGCATTCCAGGCACGTCGTAGTGCTTCTTGCCCTTTTCCTGGTAGATCGGGGTACGGATAGCCTGAACTATGCCTCCACTGCCGTTCAAAACGACAATGCCGCCCGTTATGCCCGGATCAATGC